TTGTGTAAATTGCAAACGAGTTAATTAGTGAAATCGTGAAATTAAAAATTAACTCGTTTAAATAGGTTTTATTTATTAATAGTTATTATTAAATTTTTATAGTTTCTTGCGTGGCGTGGCGAGAAAAATCAAACTCGTTAAGCTGTTCGACCGAGCATAACTAAACCAAAAATAATCATTGTTAACGTTGCAAGTGTTCCAATGCTTAAATCATTTAGATGTATAAAAAATAAAATCATACCAAAAAAGAATATGAAAAAAGATATTAGTTGTAATAAAAATCTCATGTATTCAGCCCTTTGTTTTTGAGCCCGTTCACAACAAAAAGAGGTCAATCAAAATGTTGTAAACGAGCCGTTATTAATGATAGTTGCATAAATACCACATATTGTGTGATAAAAATGCAACAGTAATAGATATGGTTATTAACTAAAAAATTACAACCTTAAATTAATATTTATTTGAATATAGTCTCGATTTCGTTATTATCTCTAAATCAATAACTTAACAAAAAGAGGTCAAATATGTGTTTAATAATACAAGGTAAACCAAAACACTTTACCAAAGAAATAATTAAGAAAGCATTTGAAACAAACTCGGACGGGTTTGGTTTGATGTATCTTGATAAATCAAATCGTGTAGTTGCTAAAAAATTCTACACTAAAAAAATAAATAAAATTCTAAAAGTTTTTAAAGAGCACTCAAAAAGATGTGATGAGATTGCTTTGCATTTTAGAATAAGCACGAACGGAAATACTAACAATAAAAATTGTCACCCGTTCCAAATCTTAAACAACGACAACGACCGAGCCGATTGTTTTTTAATGCACAATAGCCCGAGATTGCCGAGCCCGTTGTTAACTGAAAAAATGTCGGACACTTATTATTTCAGTAAAATTATTTTGAGACCGATATTAAAAAGTAATTATCAACTTTTAGATAATGAAAAGTTTATCGAGTGTTTAGAAACTATTGCACAAGCTGAATGTGATAGTCGAATATTATTACTCGATAATTTTACAAAGTCGTTCCAATTTTTAGGACAATGGCACGAACATAATAATTTAAAATACTCGAATAAAAATATTATCCCGAGTGAAAGAAAACATTATGTTCGATACGATAATAATTATTATTTCGATCAAACTAATAGTTTTAGAACGTACCCAAAAATTAAAGTTCAAGAAAAACCAAAGTCGAGATCAATAACTAATTCTAGTTTTTGGAACGAGCAAACAACAACGGCTAAAGATTTAGAAGACTTAAACGGGTTAGTTCAAACAATGGACAAAGCCGAGATTAAATCTTTATGCACTGAAAACCCCGAGTTAGTTTCCGATTATCTTTTAGCACTTTATTCGGGATATGACTTATCCGATCAAAAAGATTGTCAGTTATATTTTGAAGAAACTAGCCCGAATTATTTTGATGATACTAAACCAATAAAAAGAGGTCATTAACATGAAAAAGAAAAGATTAAATTTAAAATATAAAACGTTTGATAATATTTTAATGAGTTCGGATATGTTTAAAACTCTCAAAAAGTTTAGAGAGAAAAAACAAGTTTCGATTTGGTCTAGTGCAAATAGTTTTGATTTTTGCACCCCTCAAATGATTAACGAAAGTATTGTTAATAATTTTTATCGAGAACAAAGTTATATTAAAGATAAGAACGAGGGTTTTAGTTTTGATAGTGAAGATTATAATTTAGATAATCTTTTAGTCTTTATAAAATTAGATCATTATATTAATTCTATTATTTTATACTCGTTCATTAATAATCTTTATTATGGTTTACGAGCCGATAAAGTTTTAACTGATCAAGTTAAGAATAATATTTGGGGAAATATAAAAACTAAATTTGATATTTACACCCCGTCTATAAAACACCGATTAACTCAAAATTTCTTCAAAGTTTATGCCATGTCGCATTATGGCACTTTGCAAAATTTAAGTCAGTTTATCGTTAAAAGATCACGAGTTAACCGAATATTTAAAAAGATCTATTTAGATACAGTTAAAAGTTTTCAAAGTGTTCTAAATTATCTTCAGTGGGATATTGTTGAAAAGAATAAAATCTATCAGTGTTCGTTAACGGGTTTGTTTCATAGATTTGGTGACGTTCAAAGTTTTTACCGAGATATATCTATAAACAATCTTAACTCGGTTATTGATCGTATAAATATTAATTTATTCGGTACAAATGTTAACGAGTTATTTGTCTCAAACTATTTTGCACGAGGTCAAGTTTATCTAGGATATGAAAACCCCCGTGATGATAGTGGACAAGCTATTTACTGTAAATATATCTCATCTAAAAAAACTATTGTTTTTAATATTGATGAAAAAACTCAAAAAGAAAACCCGAGTGTAAACTTAACGAGCAACAACAACCAATTAAGAAACTACTCGTTTAAAGTTATTGACGGGTTGCCGTTTGCACAAATGCCGTATGAAAAAGATCAAAATAAAAATCTTTATCTCGGTGTTGAGTTAGAGGTTAACAAGTCGAGCCGAGCACCCAGACAAATAGTCAAGATGTTAGAAGAAAAGATTTTATCGGGTACGGCTATTTGTAAAAGTGACGGCTCTTTAAGTCATAAGGGTTTAGAGTTAAATATCGTCCCCATGACTTTAGACTATGCAAAACAAACTAACTATTGGTTTAATTTCGAAAAGAACGTTAAAGATTATTTATATTCTTTTCGAGATAAAAAAACGGGTGTTCATATTCATGTACCTAGACACTTATTTACTAAATATCAAATTGGTTTAATCGGTCAGTTTTTAAACTTAAAAGCTAATTACGATTATTTAGTCGGTATTAGTGGTCGAGATATGAATAAAGATACCTCGTATTGTAATACTAACCCCGAGATGACTATTAAAAACTTTAGATATCAAACCGATCGTTATTCGGTGTTGAATACTATACCCGAGAAAACGATTGAGTTTAGATTGTTTAAAGGCAACATCTCAGCGAATACTATTTATAGATATTTAGAGTTTGTTCACGCTCTTTGTACTTATGCACGTTCTCACTCTATGAATAGTAAAACTCATCATCACGAGTTTATAAAATGGGTTGAAACTAACTCGTTTGATTATCCCATTTTAAACCGATTTCACTTTAAAGATACAAACAAAGTATTTCGTAAAGTGGAAAGTTTTAAAGTTCAGTACAATAGAAGATTTAGAAATATATCTTTTAACGTACCATCTTTAAAACTAGCCGAGCCGTTAAGGTTTAGACGTGTTCGGGCAATAAGAACGAGGGATATCCCGAGTTCTTTAAATCAACCAACCAATAGAGAGGTCAACCATGACACAAACAACTAAAAGCAAAACAACCTTTGACACATCTAAAGGTTATAAAAGAACGAAGACAATAACGTACACATTAACCGAGTTCGTTCGACCATTAAAAAAAAAGCAGGTGCAGATGTCTTTCCCGTTTCCTGAAGAAACTAAAAAAGACACCGATCAACCCGTTATCTCAATCTCTAAAATAAGAGATAACCAACCGATCACTGAAAGTCAGTAAAGGCTACCTGTAGTTAAGACTTGTCGATTATGTCCAAAGTTCTCGACAAGTCTTAACGAGTTCCGAAAAAAAAACAGATACACCCCGTCACTTAAACAACCCCAACCAAAACCCCGATCAACTCGTTTAGTAATCGCAACAATGGATATTTTATCCTTTGTGTAGTTTGTTGTCGTTATTCAGCTTTTTAATTGTCTATTTTAAAATACAACTTTGACGTGTATCGGGGGTTTTTCGATAGTGAATGTAACCGAGATACCCTTTCAGATTTTTTCAACAAAACAAAAGGCTTGACAATGTTGCAATTGTGCAACTAACGAGTAGTATCATTCGTTAACTAACTACGCCAATACTAGCTTTTTAGCTAATCTTTGAGATTGCGGTAGTCTTCTGAACCAACGCACACAAGATATAGTTCTTCAGCATGTATACACAGTGAGATAACACAATGATATTATCTAATAGATATAATACTACAACTAATACTATAGATATAATACTATAGTTACTCTAATCAGAATAATCGTAGTAGTTGTAGACCTGATTGTCTCAAATCCAAGTGTTGCCTTTTGGCTTATTACCTAAAGTTCCATCTAGAAATCTCTCTAGGTCTTGCTTTAGTAAATGCTCTCTGTGATCCTGTAGTTGCGTCTCGCTGTCTACTGCCATCTGTTCAACCCAATAAGCTACAGCTATAGACAAAGCATCTAGTCGGTCATCATTTCGTAGAGCTCCCCTATCTTTAGTTATTCTAGTCATTTGGTAAAACAACTGATAATTAGGATCTTTAGTATCAAAGTCTTTTCTTATGAGCTGTGGACTTACAACCAACTTATGTTGGTTCATCACAGGTTCTAAAGTGTCAATGATCCTTAACTCTTTCTGTTTAGTATGATTAACTTCTTCTATAGTCACAGGATAATACCTTTGGACTACAGGTTTTAATAATTGTGTAAACATACCATCACCAAAGTTACTCTCAACAATAATCATGTTAACTTTGGTATCTCTAGCTAGTGTTGCAATCTTAGTTAGATTGACTTCTGTGTACCCACCACTTAACCCCGTACATTCCTGTACAAATAGATTACCACCTAGCTGTTTTACTATGGCAATCGCCAATTCATCTTGACCACGACCCGCAGGATCAATTGACATTACAGATCCTTTGAAGTCTCCAAAATCTTCTGACTTAAACATGGGTTTGTAGTATTTATCCCCAGTAAATCCTACGCTTGGTAAATCCTCACAAGTATATTCAGGACTACCTGCCCAAGCGATCTTAACAGGGGCTACATCATTATTTATATCCATTACTACTAAATCACTTAACTTCAGTGGGTATCTTTCTTTATCTGATAAAGTAGTATCAAGCATAAACTGTAGGGCAAAACCACTACGGCCATAACTTGCTTCTCTTTCTTTTAGTTCCAGATCATCAAACCTTTCTGGATCTATTGGTTCTAATTCTTTAAAGTCTCCATCTTTTATAAAAGGTGCTAACTTATTTTCGTATCTATATACTTTTGTGCTTTCGGGATTTCTAGCTGTCCATATACGAGTTTCATAACCTCTTGCAGGTAAGTCGTTGTATACTGACATGTCTGATTGTGGTGTACCCAAGAATACAATTTTACCATTAGGAGATAACACAGCTTCAAACTCTTTGACATTATCTGTTAGCTTGTCTCTCATACTTTGAGTTAAACTATTGTTTAAACTTTCGCAGTCATCAGAGATTATAAAGTCAGCTCTAGATCCTGTAAGTTGTCCTGTGATACCGACAGATTTAACTGACGGAGAATGAGCTGCTTTTGCAGGGGCAACATCAAAGGACACATTACTTCCCCTTTGGTCTGATCTAGGAGTTAAGTGCTTTAGTATATCCATCTCAGTAATTAGTCTTTTGGTAAATGTACTAAAGTCATCTGCTCTAGTCTTTGAAGCAGATACCACTAGAAACTTTAAATCAGGGTTTCTAAGTAAATTCCAACATACAAAGGCACTACAGATCCAAGACTTACCGACACCCCTAAAGGCTTGTATAACTGCTCGTCTAGGTGCATTCTGTAAATAGTCGGCAATATCAAATTGCACTTTTGTTGGACTTGGAAGATTTAAGTGTTTCCAAGCGATATACAGGAAGTTCCTGAAATCATGGGTTATTTCTTTCATAATATACCCTTTAAACGCCACTAGAGGCGTGTATATGAGTCTTTATTGCTTTACGTCTCCTTTACCTCGTATCACATCAGAGAGCTTAAATGGGAGCTCCTCTGCTAGTTTTCCTATAGAGTTAGTCTCTGTAGGGGCACAATCTATGTTATTATCTTTTAAAAACTGACGTGCCACATTAAGATCAGAGGCTTTTACCTCTGGATCTCTAATTCTTTCTAATAGTGTATCAGTAAGTTTGTTGTGTAAATCTGATAACTTTTTTTCTGTTTCTTTACTCATAATTTAACATTTCCATTTTCTTAAAGCTAATGCCTTTCTAGTTGGTCTTCCTTTACTATCTTTCATTGGCCCTTTTACTCCGCCCATACGAGCACAGAAAGATCGTCTACGGCCAGCCGCTTTAGATCCTTTTTTTACTTTTCCTGTGACGGGAGCTTTTAGATTATGACCTTTAGCTTTGTAGTAAGCTCTACCTTTTGCATTCAATCCACCACTAGGGTTTTGATGTGCTTTTAAAGTCATTATTCTAATATTAATTTCTTGATTGATTTACTTCCATCTATGTTAGACTCAAGTTCAGCCATCGACTTTATGCACTGGTACTGAATATTATTATTTTTATTTGATCTCATTGCAACCCTTTTGCCTTTCAAACATTCAGACATAGTTTCTTGTATTCTATGTTCCTTGATCTCTCCGTTGACAATCATAAGAAGGGCTATAATTAATTCCATTAATGACTCCCATTTGCTCTAACTTTATCTTTTAATATTTCAATATCAGTTAATGCTTTATCTAATTGTTCTCTTAAAAATTCTATATTGACTTTGTTAGTCATGTTCATTTCTTGAGTTTCTTCCATTTTCTCTACAGATTTATAAAGATCCTCAATTAAAAAATGTTGCTCCTGATCCGTAGGGACTTGCTCGGACTTTTTAAGCAAATCATTTTCAAATAATTCTCTTGATGTTTCAAGACTTGTTAATCTAGCAGTTAAATCTGACCAAGCGAGTACGCCAATAATAACGCCCCCGATGATTGCCAACATGTTCTTGATTGGCATTGACAGGCTTGTGTTCTCATTGATTTTCATTACTCACACTCACAACCAAAATCTTTTCCGCATTTTGGACATTCGGTACTTTTTAATTTTTTAGGTTTTGGAAATGGAAAAGTCCAAAGGTCTTCTACCTTTTGACATTGTTTGTCCCACCAACCAAAAAACCAATAACAAAATTTATCAATCACACTATTATTGCAACCAGTAGAGCAACACTTATAATAATTACAAAAACTTTGTGCTCATTCCATAAATGTTTCAAATTATATTTAATCATTTGTTTCATATTATTATTTTTTTCCTCCCTTAAATATTTGTGTGCCTTTAATTCCATATATGCTCGCAACGACAAGGATCCACAAATTTGTGAACCATGACGGGAGCTGTTGGAAATGCTCAAAAAATACTTTTATTTTTTCCATAGCTTGAGCATCATCTGAAAATACTCCGTATGCGAGTACCAAAATGGGCAACGTGAGAATTATCAAAACGGCCTCGTCCTTGTAATCTGATTGTCGGGCTTCTAGCAATTTTCCTTGATAAGCTTCCTCACCTCGAGCTTGACGCTCTGCGTGTAATAATTGAGCATCAGACATTGCAATTTTTGCTTTTTGTTTGTTAGCGTATATTTTACTGCCAGCATTAATTGCTAATTTTATTGCACTAAGCCACACGATATTTACCTCTGTTTAATTTTTTTGATGTTATTCTTAAATTTGATCTAGAGTTATTTCTTGGG